TAAAAAAATTAATAAACTTGAAAAGAAAACAAAAGCATATCATCAAGTCTTTCTGGCAGTATGACAATATAAATAGTTACGCTTTTGATTTATGGATTGCTTCTGTTCAAGTAAATAAGCAAAAGAAAGAGTTGAGGAAATAAGATGAGCGACTTTACTTTGAACCTGAACACCGCAACCCCACAAGCAATAGCTGAGATCATGGAGATGGACAACAAGTTCATCGGGACACTGGACTATCTCGGCTTGGCTTACTTTTGGAGTCATGAATACAAACACACTTTAAGAGATGCTACTATCTCACAAAGAAAGAGAATCCACAGGAAAGGACTGGAACGCAAAGTATCTTTCCTAATTCCAAATCAACAAGCTTGGGATATTATTAAAGAGGTAATCAAATGAGAAAATCACCTAGTAAAATTAGAGATGAAAGAAACGAGAGGATCGCTTGGTCTATACTCGGCAGTATGATTATCGGTTGTGTGTTCTTAGCAGCCTTTGGATTTTAGGAGATGATATGAAATTTGATGAATTAGTATTAACACAATACGGTTGGGACTTTGATCTTTCAGATCAAGATATAGAGGTAAGAAGACTGATGCCTAACAAAAGAATCTGTTTAGGCTATGAGATAGTCCTGACTAAAAATCAGATAGCTACTATAAAAAAAGATATGCAAGACAAGTATCTTAAGGAGGATTATCAAGAAGCTGTCAAAGCTTTGGGTTCAGGATTGTTCCATATCACACATAAAGAGGGAGAGGCTCTAGGTCTAGAATAGATATGGTAGATAAGAAATTAAGAACCTCACTTAGACTCAGTCAAAAAACAATGAATGATCTTAAGCTGATTAAAGAGTCTACTGGTCTTAGCACAAGCGTAATCATAGAAGGCATGATTATAGATTTTATGTCTGAACACGCAGAGAGGATTGAACGACTCAAATACTTTAGAGAGAGAGGGGAGAAGTCATCTAGCCTAATCAAAACTATTTATGAGAAAACAGACAAGGAAAACTAATGGCATTTTTTTACGATAGAAGCGACACCTATGAACGTAACTTTAAGAGGTGGTATAAGTCTCACAAACTTGAGTACGAAGCACACAGATATCCTGCCTTTGATGAACCCACAGCAAGAGCCAAGTTTGATAGACACTTTGGTAGTAAAAAGATCAAGATAACAAGGGTGAAAAAAATGTAAATAATTGATCTAAAACACTTGCTATATATTCCATTTAGGAATAACATAGGTTGTGTTAATTAAATGAAAAGGAGATAACATGAAAAACTTTATAACAGGAAACGATTATTCAGGAAGCAACCTAAACACTCTAGCAGAGGCAGGTTACACAGAGAACAATCAAATGCTTACCTTTAAACAAGCAATGAGATTCTTTCAAATCACAGGCGATATGCTAAAAGGTCTCAAAGGTCTAGGCACAACGCTTTGCTTTTACAAAGAACAGATCAACAAAGAAACTGGCAAGAAAGAAAAGATCAGAAAACTTTTCACAGTCTTTGAAATTGAGGATGTAAAAAGAGTTATTAAAGAAAATACATTAATCAAGGAGGCAGCTTAAAGCTGCTTCCCCTCTTGGGAGTAAATTATGAAAACATATACAAGACAATTTCTAAACGGCTTGCACAAACCTACCTTAACAAAAAAGATTGCAAGAAATCATAAACTTGGATTGGCAGATGCTAACAAAATTGCATCTACTGTTATTTGGCACTTAGAAGATGTTCTGAACAAAGAATATCAAGAAGAGTTGCAGTCAGAGTTAGCACACGCAAACGTAGAATAGGAAAACAAAATGAAAAAAATACAAACTATTTTTATTGATCCTTATGACCAACATATTTCTTATATAGATATATCGGACTCTGTGATTAAAGATTACTATATGGCGATGCAATGCAGCTGTTTTGATATCGTTCGTCTTGGTGATGGAGTTATTATGTATGTGGACGATGAAGGTCTGCTAAAAGATAATATGTACTTTAAACTGGGTGAAAATAATTATGCAGGAAGATGTATTCTTGCTGATGAAACTGACGATGGTGGAACGACCGATTGTCACTTAACAATAGATCAAGTGTTAGAAAAGATAGAATGGTTACCTGAAGGGCATAAAGAAGAACCATTCATGTCATTTGTAAAATTAGATTAATCTAATATAATAATCATGTAGGTTAGTCACTCAACCTGCAGGTTAATAAAGGAAAGGGGAGATTTTATAGTCTCCCTTTTTTTTTGTGTTTTAGAACAATCTGTAATATAGTTGGCAAAACATAATTATCAAATGATGAATATACAAGAAATAGAAATTTCTAAAATATCCCCCTACAAAGATAACCCAAGAATTAATGAAGATGCTGTTGATGTTGTCAGCAAATCCCTCTCTGAGTTTGGCTTTCAGCAACCTTTAGTTTTAGATAAAAATATGAGTGTGGTTGTAGGTCACACAAGATTATTAGCAGCAAAAAAACTAGGATTAACTTCTGTACCATGTCTTATAGCAGATAAATTAAACGAGGAAAAAATTAAGGCTTACAGAATCATGGATAATAAGTCAGCAGAATTTGCTCAATGGAATTATGGACTTTTAACAAAAGAAATAACTGATCTATTAGAGACCGACTATGATTTAGAGTTCACTGGTTTTACAGAGGTTGAACTTGAAGAAATGGGCTTTGACATGAATCTTGAGTCATTTGTTGAGGAACCGCAATCTGAAGAGGATGTCATACCTGAAATGTCAGATGAACCACCAAAATCTAAAATTGGTGATGTTTGGCTGTTAGGAAATCACAGACTAGTATGTGGGGATAGCACATCTATTGATGATGTAGATAAATTGATGAATGGAGAAAAAGCGGACATGATATTTACTGATCCTCCTTGGAATGTAAATTATGGAGATGACACCGCAGGCGGTAAATATAAAGATAGAAAAATACTAAATGATCATTTGAAAGAAGATGAATGGGCAGAGTTTGTCATGGGCTTTTGCACTTCTCTTAAAATAGCAAGTAAAGGCGGTTGCATGATTTATTTAGTCATGTCAGCACAAGAGTGGGCGATTGTTGACAAAACTTTGAGAGATCATGGTTTTCATTGGTCTAGCACAATTATATGGGCTAAAGATTCTTTAGTGATATCACGCAAAGATTATCACACCCAATATGAACCTATATGGTACGGGTGGAATGCAGATGAATCTAGATTAAGTCCTTTGCTTGATAGAAAGCAATCTGATGTATGGGAGGTCACAAGACCAAAAATATCTAAACTGCACCCAACAACAAAACCTATTGAGTTAATTGAACGAGCAATTAAAAACTCAACCCAAAGAACAAACTTAGTTATAGATTTATTTTTAGGTTCAGGTTCTACATTAATAGCAGCAGAGAAAACAGGTAGAAGATGCTTTGGAATGGAGTTAGACCCAAAGTATGCTGATGTGATTATAGAGAGATGGCAAAATTATGCAGGCAAAGATGCTGTGCTTGAACAAACAAACGAAATTTATAACAGTATTTCTAATGAATAATTCAATCTGTCATATATTGTGTATATAAGGTATTATTTACAAAATTTTACAAACTATGGCGAATAAAAAACCTAAATATGACAAAATAACTTCTGACCTTAAAGATCAATTGAGAATCTTGTATGTGCAGGGGGATATTGACCCACAAGGGTTTCGCAAGGTTGCGACCATAGAACAATTAGCCGAACAAAATAAACTTTCAGTAAATACACTGTATAAATTGGCGCAAAGAGAAAACTGGAAACAACAACAAGAACAATTTCAAAAAGAGTATCAAGAGACATTAGACAAACAAAGAATAAAAGAGTTTGCTCAAGAATCTAAAAAGTTTGACACTGCTTGCCTCAATATCGCAAAGGCTCTTATGGCAAGAGTTGGTGCAAATATCAGAAATGCACAGAATGATAATATTAAAGATTTTTCTCCTCAACAATTAGATCAACTTTCTAGTGCAGCAATCAAAATACAAAAGTTTGCTAAATTGGCACTTGGTGAGTCTACTGATTCAATAGATATAAATGCAAACATCCAAGAAACAAATGCCTTCAGAGAAGCTATGGAACTGCTTGACACAGTTGCAGAGTCACGCAGAGAAGGAAACGATAAAGCTGTACACTGATTGGCTAAAGACAGCTAGAAACAAACAGTTACAACCTCAAGAGGAACACTATATATGGCTTATACTGGCAGGTAGGGGTTGGGGCAAGACTAGGACAGGCGCACAAGACATAGCTTTATATGCCCTTAGAAACCCAAACAGTAACTGTGCAGTGGTTGCACCCACACATGGTGACTTAAGACGTGTTTGTTTTGGTGGTCCGAGCGGACTTATATCTATAATTCCTAAAGATTGTTTTTTAAAATCCACTGATCAAAAGGGGTACTCATCTAGCGTAGCTGAAATTAGATTATTTAATGGTTCAAAGATTACTGGATATGCTGCTCAAGAACCTGAAAGACTCCGTGGTCCGCAGTTTCACAGAGCATGGTGTGACGAGGTCGCAAGTTGGAGGTATTCAGAAGCCTTTGATCAGCTTATGTTTGGGCTGAGGCTTGGTGAAAAACCGCAATGTGTAATCACAACTACACCAAAACCCAGTAAATTAATTAAAGATATTGTTAAAAGAGAAGATTGCTTTGTGACGAGTGGTTCTACATTTGAGAACGAAGCTAATTTAGCTGACAGTGCTTTAAAAATGTTAAAGGAAAAATATGATGGGACTGTTTTAGGCAGACAAGAATTATATGCTGAGATCATAGAAGATTTTGAAGGTGCTTTATGGAATAACAAAATGATAGACGAACAACGTTTAAATGTGAGCGAAGAAAGAGATTTAAAGCAAATAATAGTAGCTATAGACCCTGCTGTAACTGCCAATGAGAACTCTGATGAAACAGGAATCATTGTTGCAGGCAAAGATTACAACGATAGATACTATGTGTTAGAAGATGTATCAGGTCGTTATACACCTGACCAATGGGGCAGGAAAGCAATAGATTGCTACTATGACTGGCAAGCTGATAGAATAGTAGCGGAAGTAAATAATGGTGGAGACTTGGTTGAAAGACTATTACGGGGAATAGATTCCAATATTCCTTACAGGTCTGTTAGAGCAACTAGAGGTAAGCTTACAAGAGCAGAGCCTATAAGTGCTTTATATGAGCAGAAGCGAGTTCATCACGTTGGATATTTTTCTGAACTAGAATCACAGATGTGTTCTTATACAGGCGAAACCAAACCTTCCCCTGACAGGTTAGATGCTTTAGTATGGGCAATGACCGAACTCAGTAAGTCTAGGGGTGAGGTTAATTGGAGGATTAGCTAATGGCAACAATACTGGACAATATAAGAAACGCATTCACACCTAAACCTGCGGAAAAGAAAGATGCAGGCAACATGGTTGGATATTTTGGAGTGGGTACATCCAAGTCAAAGAATTATTCCTATGAAGATTTAGCCGAAGAAGGCTACATGAAAAATAGCATCGTTTATAGATGTGTAAATGAAATAGCCAAAGGTGCTAGCGCAGTACCATTTATGGTGAGAGCAGGGGATCAGGTATTGGACACCCATCCAATAATCACCCTAATGAACCGTCCTAATCCTCTGCAATCACATAGTGAGTTCTTTAACAGTGTCTTTGGTTTCTTACTACTAAGTGGCAATGCTTATATACTTAAAGTAGGATCAGATCAGGGAACTCCTAAGGAGTTACATTTATTAAGACCTGACAGAATGAATATTAAAGGTGGTAGCAAACCTATACCTGACAGGTACGAATACACCATAAACGGAAGAATACAAGCAACTTACCCTGTTGAGGAAGCTACAGGATTTAGTGAGGTTAAACATATCAAACTATGGAATCCATTAGATGACTTCTATGGGTTATCACCTATGTCCGCAGCAGCTATAGAAGTTGATCAGCATAATATGTCAGGTAAACACAACATTAATCTTTTAAGTAATGGTGCAAGACCTAGTGGTGCAGTAGTATTTAAACCACAAGATGATGCAGGATTCTCTGTTAATTTATCTGAATCACAAAGACAACAGCTACTTACAGACCTTAATAATAGGTTTAGCGGTACTGCTAATGCAGGTAGACCGTTACTACTAGAAGGAGACTTTGACTGGAAAGAAATGGGATTGAGTCCTAAAGATATGGACTTCCTTAATCTTAAACAGATGGCAGCTACAGATATAGCTATGTGTTTTGGAGTGCCTAGTCAGTTAGTCGGTGTGTCGGATGCTCAGACTTATGCAAACGTAGCTGAAGCAAGACTTGCACTGTATGAAGAAACTATCATCCCACACTTAAGAAAACTAGAATCAGACCTTAACGAATGGTTAGTTCCTATGTTTGGAGAGAACCTAGAGTTTTACTTTGATATTGACAAGATACCTGCTCTATCGGAAAGAACTAAACGTATATATGAGAATGTAACGAGCGCGGTTAAAGAAGGGATTATGACTAGAAACGAGGCAAGAGAAGCTATTGGTCTATCACCTATTGACGGTGCTGATGATCTATATATATCTGCTAATCTATTTCCATTGGGAACAGAAGATACTTCACCTGTAGACGATCCTATAATTGAAGATGAATTAGATGCTTATGATGATGAAGAAGATGAGAAGGCAATATCAGACATAGACTTCAAACCAACATCAGGAATGGCTGCAGAAGCACAACGTGGATTGGATTGGAGAAAAGAGTTTGGAAGAGGTGGCACTAATGTAGGTTCTACAAGAGCCAGTCAACTTATCAAAAGAGAGAACCTATCCCCTGATACTGTTAAGAGAATGTATAGCTTCTTTGCTAGACACGAAGTAGATAAGCAAGCTGAAGGATTTAAGCAAGGCGAGAAAGGTTATCCAAGTGCAGGAAGAATCGCATGGGCTTTATGGGGAGGAGATGCAGGATTTAGTTGGTCTAAAAAGAAAAGAGATCAAATAGAAAATGAAAGCAAAGCAGA